CCGAGGAAACGGCACGCGCTGACGAAGACAGCGCCCTGGCGACTTCTATCAGCGGCCTCAGCGCCACCGTCACGAACAACAACAACACCCTGACGGCCCGCATCGCCACTGAAGAGACCGCACGCGCCGACGGGGACAGCGCGCTGTCGTCGACCATAACCGCCCTGAGCGCCACCGTCACGAATAACAACAACACCCTGACGGCCCGCATCGCCACTGAAGAGGCCGCACGCGCTGACGAGGACAGCGCGCTATCGACGTCCATATCCGCCCTAAGCGCCACCGTCACGAGCAACAACAACACTCTGACGGCCCGGATTGCCACCGAAGAAACCGCACGTGCTGACGGAGACAGCTCGCTGGCCTCCAGCATCACGGCGCTGACCTCAACGGTGAACGGAAACACGGCGCAGATCGCCACGATACAGACCGTGCAGAACGGCATTGCGGCGCAGTACATGGTCAAGCTCGACGTGAACGGCCACGTCTCCGGCTTCGGCCTGTACAACGACGGCAGCTCGTCCCAATTCATCATCAACTCGACGAAGTTCGCCATCATCGACCCCGACGCTGGCCTGAACTCCCCCGTGGTCCCGTTCGCGGTGTCCGGCGGCGTGGTGTACATGCAGAACGTGGTGATCGGAAACGCGCTCATCGACTCGCTCGCTGTCAACAAGCTGACCACGGGCACGCTGAACGCAAGCATGAACTTCGGTACAGGCGTCCTGTCGATGTCCGCCAACGGGCGCACGATGTACCTCGGGGCCACCGGCATCGGCAGCTCGAGCCAGTACATCCAGTGGTTCGGCACGACGCCCGAGTCGGGCGCTGCCGGCGCCACCGACGGGGCCGCCCAGTTCTACATCAAGAACAACGGCGACGCCTTCTTCGGGGGCACGCTGGCGGCCAACGTGGTCACGTCGACCAACATCGCCGCCAACGCGGTGTCGGCCAGCGGATCGAACTCCAGCACCGGCACGTTCACCAACTCTGGGTACACCACCCGCGGGTCGGTGACGTACACGCCGGCTTCTGCTGATTCCAAGCTGCTAATTCTTGTCAGCGGCACGGTAATCATCGGGGACGCGGCGCCAGCGAATACCTACGCTCAGGTGCTATTGGCCAGGGACGGAAGCACACTCCGTGGCCCGCTGATCGTGTCGCGAAGTCGTGGCTCTCCGGTTCCGTTCGCATTTCATGCTGTGGTCTCGGTGCCGGACACCCAAGCACGTACCTACGACGTTCGCTACAACGCCTCGGCTTCGGCCGGGGGTGGCGACCCCCACTCCGTCGAAGACTCGACCATCACCATTCTGGAGCTGAAGAAATGACCGAAGCCGTCGTCGTGCTCGCCATCGTTGCCGGCGTTGCGTACTTCATCTGGAAGCGCAGCCGCGAGTTCAAGGCCAACCCGCCGACGAACCCGCCCCCGGCCACGCCGCCGAGCGATCCCAACGAAGACCCCCGCACCCGCTAACCACACAGAGGAGGCTCTATGCCCAACCAAAAGACCATCCCCGCATCCCAGCAGGTCCAGAACCTTCGTGACCAGCTCCTTCAGGCGCTGATCCAGAAGGAGGACGCTTCGCTCGCCCTCAAGGGCGCCGAAGAGCGCATCACCGCCATCCGCAACGTCCTCGCAGGCGTCGGTGTCGGCAGCGAGCTGGAGCAGGAGAAGCAGGCCGCACAGGCCCCCGCCCCAACCGAGTAACGGAGCAGCCCCATGTCCATCACGAACGCGCAACTGGCGCACCAGATCAGCCAGCTTGTCGGTCACTGGCGCACGCGAGACCTTGAACTCGACGCCTGGATGAACGGAACCGCGACCGGCGGCCCGTTCGATGATGGACGCTATCCGCTCACGAACTACCTGAACGAGACCATCTACGTCCGCTCCCCAGCCGCCCTACAGGCGCTGGTGGACGGCGAGGTGGGATCGGCGCAGGCGTTCCGTGACGGGGCAGAGGACGCCCGAGACGCCGCTCAGGTCGCCCAGACGGCCGCCGAAACGGCCCGCACGCTGGCCCTCAGCTACCGCGACGCGGCCCAAGGACACGCCACTGCCGCGGCCCTGAGCGCCTCCAACGCGGCCAACTCAGAGGCCAACGCGCTCGTCCACCGCAACTATGCGGCGGCCAGCGGGAACGCGGCCGCCACGGCAGCCACCGCGGCCGCTACGGCCGCAGACGAAGCGGAAGCCAGCGCGACCAGCGCGGCCAGCTCAGAAGCCGCCGCCCTCACCTACCGAAACGAGGCGGCCACCAGCGCCAGTGCCGCATCTGGATCGGCCACCGCGGCCTCCTCGTCCGCTTCTGCTGCCAGCGCCTCGGCAACCGCAGCCAGCACCAGCGCCAGTGCGGCCGCCACGAGCGCCACCAACGCGGCCAACGCCGAAACCGCCGCGCTTGGCTACCGCAACAGCGCGGAAACCAGCGCAACCACGGCTTCCTCGGCAGCCACAACTGCCACCTCGGCCGCCAATGCGGCATCAACCAGCGCCAACGCGGCGGCGGCCAGCGCCACTGCGGCAGCGGAATCGGCCGCAGCCGCTGCTGCCAGCGCGGCCGAAGCGGCCGCCTTTGACCCCGACGACTTCTACACGAAGACGGCGGCAGACGCCCGATATCGGCAACTTTCCGTTTCCATCACGAATGCTGATATCACGTCACTTGCGTGGAGCAAGCTGACGGGTGTTCCGTCGACGTTCGCTCCTTCGGCGCACACCCACGGAAACGCAGACATCACGGCGCTTGCGTGGGACAAGCTGACCGGCGTGCCGTCTACGTTCACGCCGTCGTCGCACACTCACGACTGGAGCCAGCTAACCAACGTCCCGTCGACGTTCACGCCGTCGGCGCACACCCACGGGAATGCAGACATCACGGCGCTCGCGTGGGACAAGCTGACTGGTGTTCCGTCGACGTTCGCCCCGTCTGCGCACACCCACGCCATCTCGGACGTCACGTCCCTGCAGACGACGCTGGACGGCAAGGCTGGCCTTGCGGCGAACAACACGTTCACCGGAACCAACACGTTCGACGCCGGGGCACACGTCCCATTGGGGCAGTCGTTCACGGTGTACAACAGCGACACCGGCATTGGAACGCCAGACTCTGACGGCTTTCAAATTTTCGCAACTGACGGGTCTCGCATCCGCTTCGGGAACCGGTCCAACGGCGTCTTCACTGACCGCGCCACGATCTACGCGGACGGGACCTTCGACGTGACGTGGGGTGACGGAGCAGACCGCAGCATCGGCTCGGCGTTCAGCACGACGTACTTCCTCGGCATGAAGCTGGGCCTCTCCCAGCGCCTCGTCAGCCTCCGCTCCATGGCTGCCGACGGCGTGGGCGGTGTCGAGATCAACACCGGCCCCTCCGCCACCCGGCGCCTGTTCATCGACGCCTCCGGGCGGGCCGAGATCAACCCCCCAGACAGCTCCGGCCAAGGCACGCTGCAACTGCTGACGCAGAGCGGGGGCATCACGTTGGACCTGTACGCTTCGACCGGGCGGAACCCTGTCCTGCGGTTCTTCGCTCAGGGCGTCCGTGACTGGCGCATCGAGGGCACTCAGAACGACCTTCTCCAAGTTACCGCCGGCGGTGTGCCTGTGGCCTCCTTCCGGGGAACCGGAGAGGTCGGCATCGGGGGCGCTCCGCGGTCCGGCAGGTCGCTCCGAATCGAAGAGCAGGGGAACGCGGACGTCGGTCTCGAGTTTGTCCGAAACGGGCAGTACGTCTTCGAGACGCATGCCGTTAACCCATACGCCAGCACATACGAGGTCCATCGCCTCCGCCAGAACCGCTTGCATATCTGGAGCTCCGGAGCCAACGACGACATCGCCTTCTTTGGCGAAGTCGGCGCCGGCCCCCGCGAAAAGCGGCTGATCGGCACGACCTACAGCTCGCACATCCACTACGCCGCCGACGAGGACGTCTACCTCCGAGGAGGCAAGGATAGCTCGAAGATATTTATCGGGGACGCCGGCTGTACGGACCTGCTCCTTGGAAACGGCGGCGCCCGTTGTGAGCTCCGGGGAGGCGGCTCCCCTTCCTTCACCTACGGCAGCGTCCACGTTCGGGGTGCTAGGAGCAACTACTGCGGCATCGTGCTTGCGGACAACAGCGGCGGCGCGACCTTCATGGGTCACACGTCCTCGCGGACGTGGGGGCTGTTCGACCATGCCGCAAGCAGTTGGATGTGGTACACGGAAGACGGGGCGAACGCCTACTCCCAGATGAATCTGGGGGTGCGTACCGGAGGGTCGTTCCGCCTCTTCAGCGGGGACAACACGCTCTCCGCCTCGCTTGTCTTCAGCTCCGGCCAATCCGTCCGCCTCAGCAACGGGAACGGCTGGATCGAGCTGGGACCACAGAACTCGACCTACTCCCACTTCGTCACCGACCGGTCGCTGTTCTACATGGGCTCTCCGCTCGAGGTGAATGGCTGGGTGCGCGACTACAACAGCGGCACCCCCCGCAACTACATCCGCCACGCCGCAGGCACCGGCACGTTCCCCGGCGGCAACATCACGGTCTCCACCAGCAGCCCCTCAGGGGGCACTGATGGGGACATCTGGCTGCAATACTGAGGTGACCCATGACCATGCACGTTCGTGTCGGCGGAAGCTGGCAGACCGTGGCCCCCAAGGTGCGCGTCGGCGGAAGCTGGCAGAACATCAAGGGGGCGTGGGTCAGAGTGGCCGGCGTGTGGCAGAAGTTCTACTCTGCCCTCGCCGTCGCCATCTCCGACGAGACCGTGGAGCACATCCGCACCACCGCCACCGCCAACGCGGGCTACCAGCTGCACTCCGACGGGACCATTGACCTCAACCGAGCGACCACACTGACGTGGTCGGTCAACGGGGGCACGTGGCTCACCGGCGGCGCCAGCTCCGATGCCGAGGTCCGCGCCACGCTCAACTCGGGGTCGACCCCTTCGGGATCAGCCCTGAGCACGTGGCTCAACCTCGGGACCACCCGCAACTGGTACGTCACGCGCAGCGCCAACGGAACCACCACCTGCAACCTGACCGTCGAGATTCGCGACGCGTCGACACTCACTGTCCTCGACAGTGCCACCATCGTCCTAACAGCAACCGTCGATCCCAACGCCTAAGAGAACCCCATGTCCACCATCAACGAAGCCATCACGGCCAGCATTGGAAAGATCGCCTACGCCGCGGCCGCAGCAGCAGTGCTCGGCGGGGGCGTCACCGTGCTCGAGACCGCGCGCCAAGTCGCGGTACTGGAGCAACGTGTCGAGGACAAGGCGGCCCAACTCGAACGCATCGAAGGCAAGATCGACCGCCTGTACGAAGTCCTGACCAACCGACCGCGAGAAAACAACCCATGAGCGACGACCTGAAGATCAAGCGCAAGAAGAAGCAGGAAGACAACGGCCCGCAGCCCGGCATCGGGGGCAAGGCCCGCCTGCGCCGCATCGACGAGATCGTCGACGAAGCGGTTACCGGCAAGAAGAAACCAAAGAAGGGCTACTGACATGTCGCGCGGCAGCTCCACCCAGTTCGACTCGCTGCACGGCCTCGTCGCCCGCCTCCTCACCGAGGAGCTGCACCGCGCTGCCCACGCCAAGGAGTGCGCGGAGTGCGGCCAGCGACCGGGCATCAGCCCCGCGCTGCTCGAGAAGGCCATCAAGTTCCTCAAGGACAACGGCATCGACTCCCCGGTCCGCGAAGGCGGCCGGATCGACACCCTCAAGAAGGCGATGCCCGACTTCGACGAGCTTGAGCGCGCCAACGTAGTGCCCCTCCAGCGGCCCTGAGCGGCCCCTCCAGCGGCCCCTCCGGCGGCCCTGAGAGGCCCCCTGAGCGGCCCTGCAGCACCCCGCTAGCCTACCAGCGGGTTCCCCTGCAGCGGCCCTCAGGCGCCTACTCAGGCGGTCCTGGGGCCACCTGAGCTACCCGAGGAGCGACCCCCATGTCCGAGAACCGCACCCAGTACCCCGATTGGATCACCTGTGAATCAGAGCAGGTGCTCCACGACGACTTCCGGGCGTTCGTCTGGCTCGTCTGGCGGCACCTGAAGCTGCCCCACCCGACCCGCCGGCAGCTCGCCATCGCCCGCTACCTGCAGCACGGCAGCCGCCGGCGCATGATCCAAGCCTTCCGAGGCGTGGGCAAGACGTGGCTGACCTGCGCCTACGCGCTGTGGCGCCTGTACCGAGACCCCCAAGAGAGGGTCAAGATCGTCTCCGCCAACGAGGACAAGGCCGTCGAGAACGCCGTGTTCATGCGGCGGCTGATCGACGAGCTGGAGCAGTTGCACTTCCTGAAGCCCAGCGGCAGTCAGCGCGACTCCGTGCTGGCCTTCGACGTCGGCCCCAGCGACGCCTCGGTGACCCCTTCGGTGTCCTGCGTGGGCATCACGGGGCAGCTGACGGGCGGCCGCGCCACGATCCTGATCGCGGACGACATCGAGGTGCCGAAGAACTCCTACACCGAGACCATGCGCGAGAAGCTCGCGGAGCTGGTCAAGGAGTTCGACGCCATGGTCGTGCCCGAGGGCTTCGACATCATCTACCTCGGCACCCCGCAGACCGAGCAGTCGATCTACAACGCCGTCCGCACCCGTGGCTACGAGTGCCGCATCTGGCCCGCCCGCTACCCCTCCGCCGACCAGGTCGCGAAGTACGGATCGGCGCTGGCCGAGGACATCCTCGCGGACCTCGCGGCGGGCGCCAGGGTGGGCGCCTCAACCGACCCCCAGCGATTCTCAGACCTCGATCTGGCGGAGCGAGAGGCGTCCTACGGGCGCAGCGGGTTCACCCTGCAGTTCATGCTGGATACCAGCCTGAGCGACGCCGAGCGCTACCCGCTCAGGGCGTCCGACCTGATCGTCATGGACGTTCCGACCGAGAAGGCGCCGGTGAGGGTGGAGTACACCTCCGACCCCCGCAACGCCATCCCCGACCTTGCCAACCTCGGCTTCGCCGGGGACCGCTACTACCGGCCGCTGTCCATCAGTGAAGACCGGACCGACTGGCAGGGGACTATCCTGTACGTCGACCCCTCGGGACGAGGCAAGGACGAGACCGCCTATGCGGCCCTGAGGCTGTGCAACGGCACCATCTACCTCGTGGGCGTCGGGGGCTACCGAGACGGCTACGGCGACACCACCCTGAGGGGGCTGGCCATGGTCGCCAAGCGGCTCGGCGTCCACACGATCCTTGTCGAACCCAACATGGGTGACGGCATGTTCGTGAACCTGCTGCAGCCAGTCGTCTCCGCCATCCACGGCAACTGCCGGGTGGAGGAGGCAGACCGGGCCATGGGCCAGAAGGAACGGCGCATCATCGAGACCCTCGAGCCTGTGCTGAACCAGCACCGCCTCGTGGTCGACCTCGGTGCCCTCAAGGCCGACCTTCGGGACGCCGAAAGCGACCCCCGGTACAGCCTGATGTACCAGCTCACCCACATCACCAAGGAGCGCGGGGCGCTCCGCCAAGACGACCGCCTAGACGCCCTTGCGGGCGGCGTGGCCCACTTCGTCGATCGCATGTCGGTGGACGCCTCGAGGGCCTTGGAGACCCACCGGGAGGCCCTCAGGGACGAGGAGTTCCGAAAGTTCGTGGAAGCTGCCGGGGTTCAGGGACCGACCTACGAAGACCGCTGCAGCCTCGGGATGCGGTAGACGCATCTTGACGCCATCTTCGGGGAACTTGCAGGCATCTTCACTGAACAGTAAAACAACGTGCATGGGTACCTCAGGCTCACCTCAGGCCCCCCTGAGGTGGACTTGAAGTGAACCTGAGGGGTACCTGAGGTGAAGATGCGGTGAATTGTATCACTACATACCTCCTCGTAACCCTACAAACCCTAAGTAGAACAACAGCTTAGTTCTATACCTAAGGTTACTCTAAGTTTAGCTTAGGTGCTTACCCTCACCCCCCACTCTCTCTCCCCCCTATAGTCCCCCCTCTCTCTCCCCCCTCTCCCAGCCCTAGGGTGGTCTTTCAGGGGACTGGGTAGGTCGTCGCAGCTAAGCTGCGCTGCCACGGCCCCTGAGGTCCCCTGAGTCTCCCCTGAGGCCCCCCAGCTTCGCTGGTCTACCCTCAGGTCGCCCCTCAGGGTGGCCTCGGGCCGCCGGAGAGGCCATTACAGCGGACCTAGGGGGGAGGTCGCTACCCATGTCGCCCCCCTCCCCCCTGCTCCGCCCACAGAGCCTCTCAGGCGGTCCTAGGGGCATGCCCACGGGGCACCCTGCCTGAACCTCAGGGGAACCTGCGGGGAACCGGGGGTGGAACCTCCGCAGGACCTGCGGGGAACGGGGCGCCCCTCCCAGCGGCCCTGAGAGGCCATTACAGCGGACCTGAGGGGGGCCGGTAGCCAACTAGCTCCCCGTTTCGCTGCTCCGCCCACAGAGCCTCTCAGGCGGTCCTAGGGGCATGCCTGGGGGGACCTGAGGGGAACCTGAGGGGGGAACCTGAGGGCAGCCTGGGGGGACCTGAGGGGTGCCTTTGGGTTTTTGCAAAAAAATCCGAGGGGGTGTTTCGTACATGGCGCGCGTCCCGCGCCCCCCTATAGGGTGCGCCGCTGGCGTCGA